GATCAAGATGTCATCTTATATTATGCTAATAAAGAATGGAAAGATGGATGGAGCGGCGAAACTATGTTTTATGACGAAAACGGCAAAGACATAATTTGTGCATTACCGTATACTCCTAACAGAATGATTGTGTTTGATGGTGAACTTGTACATAGATTCAACGGACCAAGTCCAACTGCACCCAAATATAGATTTAGTATTTCAACTTTCTTTTGGAAAGAAAAGGTTGACAAGACCTAAATAATCATGTATACTTAAACAATAAGACATCCTCGTCTTTAACTCGGAGAATAAAATTGAGCAAAGCAAAACAAATTACAGCCCGTTTGCAAGATGCAAACATTCGCTATTGGGCAGGCGATAATATTTCAGAAGTCTTACAAGCAGGCGACAAAGAAGCACTTATTGAAGATGCAACCGAAGCATTTGAAGGTGTACTAGATGCACTAGTTATTGATCGACATAATGATCCTAACTCACAAGGTACAGCAAGACGTCTTGCTAAAATGTATTTTAATGAGATTATGGCAGGACGTTATGATCCTATTCCAAGTGCAACAGCATTTCCAAATGATTCAGATGAACGCTACGAAGGTATGTTAGTTGTTCGTTCAGAACTAAAATCAATGTGTTCGCATCATCACCAGCCAGTGACTGGTACAGCATACATTGGTATTATTGCCGCAGAAAAACTTATCGGACTATCTAAGTACACACGCATTGCACAGTGGTGCGCTCGACGTGGCACACTGCAAGAAGAACTTGCAAATGATATTGCACGTGAGATTGCTAAAGCAACAGGTGCAGAACACTTAGGTGTTTATATTCAAGCAACACACGGCTGTTGTGAGAATCGTGGCATTATGGCACATAGTTCACTTACACAAACAACTGTACTAAAAGGTGCGTTTAAAGACGACCCTGGTACAAAGAAAGAGTTTTTTGATAACATTAAACTGCAACAGGAGTTCGCATGTTAAATAAAGATCCGGGTAAAACACATTTTTATTTAAGCATGGTGAAAAGTATTATTAGATTAGGAGCATGTCTAGTTGCCGCAGCCACTGGCTCATTAGTTCTGTTTGCATTACTATTTGCTATTGCAGAATTTATTGGCATTGCAGAGGAGATATTTTAATGAAACTACGCTATAGTGAAGCATTTTACAGTGTGCAAGGCGAAGGCAAGTTTGTAGGAGTACCTAGTGTATTCCTACGTACATTTGGTTGTAACTTCCGCTGTATGAACTTTGGTACTGGCGAAACAAAGGATCGTTGGACACTTCACAAAGAAGGCATTAAACATAATGCCGAAGTTGCAGATCTAATTGCTAAAGATGTTCATAAGACTACAAAAGAATTTAACGACTTACCTATTATACATACAGGCTGCGACACTTATGCAAGTATCTATCCTGAATTTAAGCATTTTAATATGCTTAAAGAAGTAGACGAAGTTGTTGAACACTTGCTATCACTTACTCCAAATGGTAAATGGACGCAAGATAACGGTCAAGATATTCATTTGATCATGACTGGTGGTGAGCCTTTGCTTGCATGGCAGAAGCTTTATATTGATTTATTTGAGCATCCAAAGATGCAGGATTTAAAAAATGTTACATTTGAAACAAATACTACACAATCTTTACATGACGACTTCTACAACTATCTCACAGATCAAAACAGATTTGAAGTCACTTGGAGTTGTTCCCCAAAACTTAGTGTCTCAGGAGAACCTTGGGAAACTGCTATATTGCCTAATGTTGCTCGCGAGTACAGCCTTGTTGACGGCAGTGACATTTATCTTAAGTTTGTTGTGGCTACTCAAGATGACTTTGACGAAGTTACAAGAGCTGTGGACGCTTACAGAGACGCCGGGGTTCAATGTCCGGTATATCTTATGCCGCTGGGCGGACGCAGTGAAGAATACAGTCTCAATGTTAAAGACGTTGCCGAAGCGTGTATGGAAAGAGGATGGCGATTTACCCCAAGACTCCACATATCATTATTCGGAAATGCATGGGGGACCTAAGATCGTGTATAAAAATAAACAACATCAAAAGGCTATGACTGCTCCTATTACTAAAGATAAAGAGCTAGATGTAGACTTAGAAAAACGTGCCAGGGAGGCAGGACTATGACACAATGGGAAAAGATTAAACAACTTTTAGGAGTTACTCCTAAGATTGTCGAAGAACAAGAACCTGAAGTTGTAAAGACACAAGAAGATATTCGTCGAGAAGCACTAGACGCAGAAAAAGAAGCTGCTACAAAAGCTGGCGAACCTTGGGTTGCTGTTTTAGACACACAAATTAATCCAGATAACATTCGAAACGGTTTCTTTGAGCTCGACTGGAATAACGAGTTTATTGAACAGTTACTTGATGCTGGATACAAAGGCGAAACACAAGAACAAATTGTAGACGCTTGGTTTAGAACTATTGTAATGCAAATGCTAGACGAAGATGGCCAAGCTACCGATAGAAATATGGGCTACATAAATGTTGTTCCGATTGATAAAGGTAAAAGCGAAGTTTCATGATTGTAGAAAGATTAAAAAGTTTACACCCTATTACAGATATTAGCCCTCAATGGGATATTCCCATATTTCAAACTCAATGGAATGACGTAGAAAAAATTGATAAAATTAGAAATTTTTTAATTGAAATCGAACCTAGAATATTAGCTATCGAAACTCACCATGATGCTGCTACAGGATTAGGAGAAGATAGTGTTACAAGCAGATTTAGTTTATACAACCTATTTGACTTTGCAAACGAATGTCCTGAGTTAAACGATCTTTTAAATTTTTTAAGAGCTAGTTATTTAAATTTTTGTCATTTAGAACATCTAGAAGTACAAGAATTAGAAATGACATTATGGTATAATATCGTTCGTCAAGGACATGGTATTGACGAACATAAACACGGTGCAGGTCCTGATGTATATCTAAGTGGCAACATGCATTTAGATGATTATCCGCATACCACTACATATTATAGAGCTCCAATTGACGACACACAAATTTTTCCTGCTGAAAACAAAAAAGGCGGACTAACATTGTTTCCAAGCTATGTTCCGCACGGTGTTAATAAGAATGAAAAAGAGCAGTTAAGATTAAGTATTGCATTTGATTTAAGACTACCAGGCATTGAATCTTGGAAAAATAATCCAAATCTTGAGCCATTTATGAACCAAGAGATTATGAATAATTTTGGTTGACAAATTAAAATATATATGCAATAATGTATATTGTAACTGATAATATAGGCAATAACATATGGCAACTTATATACTTGTAGATACTGCTAACACTTTCTTTAGAGCTCGACACGTAGTACGTGGCGACATTGATACAAAGGTAGGTATGGCATTACACATTACGCTTAGTGGTGTTAAAAAGGCATGGCAAGACTTCGACGCAGATCATGTTGTTTTCTGCTTAGAAGGACGTAGCTGGCGTAAAGACTACTACGAGCCTTATAAGCGTAACAGACAAGAAACACGAGACGCAATGACTCCGGCACAGCAAGAAGAAGATACTGTGTTTTGGGAAATCTTTGACGAGTTTAAAGACTTTGTTAGTACTAAGACTAACTGTACAGTTATGCGTCATCCGCAACTAGAAGCAGATGACTTAATTGCTGGCTGGGTGCAAGCACATCCTAATGACAATCATGTTATTATCAGTACCGACGGTGACTTTGCACAACTAATTGCTCCTAATGTACGTCAGTACAACGGTATACAAAACGTTACAATTACACACGAAGGTTACTTTGACGACAAAGGTAAGCCTGTAGTAGATAAAAAGACAGGTGAGCCTAAGGCAGCACCTAATCCTGAATATATGTTGTTTGAAAAATGTATGCGAGGTGATACAAGTGACAATGTTTTCTCCGCTTATCCGGGCGTTCGAAAGAAAGGTACAAAGAATAAAGTTGGCTTATTGGAAGCATTTGACGATAAGTCCACGAAAGGTTATAACTGGAATAATCTTATGCTACAGCGTTGGGTTGATCATAATGGTGTTGAGCACCGTGTTTTGGACGACTACAATCGTAATGTAACACTTTG